GTCTTAATCATGGGATTAAAGAACGGATCGATGTATTTCATTTCCTGAGCATGAGCATATCGCGCCCTCATTGCCGCGACTGCACCTTCTTTGGTATCTGAGCAAATTCTTCGTCCAGTTGCCTTGTTCCGAAAGCACCATCGTTCCTTCCCATCGACCATTTCCTTTGCGATCTCGGTATATGGCATATTAATCCTTTGGTGCATCAGACAGGGGGCACCATTCTGGGATTGTTTCTGGTCCGTAAATGTTCATATCAGCATCAAAGCCGCGATGATCTGCCAGTCCTCCGCAACCAACATAAATTCGGGACCGATTTTCCCCTAGATTTGACTTGTTAAGGACGAAGTCTATATTTGGCATCCATCGCGCATAGGGACAAGCTTTACACTTATTGAATTGTGCAACCTTCCAACGTCCTTCTAACATGTTATCTTCCTCCTCGCCTCTTAGTTAAGCCTATCGTCTCGCCGCATGCGACGCACTTGGCGCAGGTTCGCCATCCATGTTTCGCCATATGGCAAGGGCAATGTTTCTTATACATGGCCGATTGGCACTTCGGGCAGGGCGTCGCAATTATCTCCAACCCCGCGACTCGCCTAGCTGTGGTTATCATCATGCCGTTGCCTGCTTATCCTTCATGTTCATCTCTTCCTTGAGTGCCGCCATCTCCTGCTTAGCCTGCTCGGCGTCCTTCGCCTCTTGATCTGCGCGAAGTTCGGCTTCCTTCTCTTGGTCGACGCCTGGTATCTGCCCCGCGACGTGCTCTTTGCTGATGATGTTCGCCGCAACCGCCGGGATGAGCACGTTCTGGATGTGATCCCAATGCTCTTGCGTCACCTGCGGGATATCGACTTTGATGCGCGTCGGGTCAAGTTGAGCCTGGGACGACTTCTGCGCCGCATACGTCGCGTTCCACATCTGCATAGCCTTCGTCAGCAATTCCTCATAGACGCCGATCCATGTCTGGCGTTCCCTAGTCGTCGATGCCATGATGAGTTCGCGGATGTTCTCGCCGGTTGATCGATTCTTGAGCAGATCAAGGAGTCCAAGATAGTGAATGGGTATACCCGTCGCCCCGCTTATCATCTTGACGCAAAGTTCGATCTCGGCTATAAGATTATCGACACCTGTAATAGGAGCAGATACAATGCTGAACTCAGAGGAACTGACAAGTGCCTTGCCGATCCTCCAGTTTGTCTTCTCGATATATGCCTCAACCGCCGTGCCCTCGGCGACACTCGAAACCTTGAAGTAAGGCGTCGGAGAGGCAAACAAGTGATCTATCTCTCTGAGGTCACGAAGCGCCCTATCGAGCCTGTCAATCTGCGTCAGACAGGCGGCAATCTTCGGCTGTGCCTCATTCGGCGCATTGATGCGTCCCCCAAACTTGGCATAAACAAACTGTGCCTCGTCATAATTTCCTGCTGGAACCGTTCCCGTAGCCTTCCACGAAAGTTTCTTATACCAGAGATAATCATTTGGGTCGGCCTCGATAACATATTTACTGGATAACCATGATCTGAAACGTGCTGAAATCATCCCCGGCCAATCGCGGTATGGTTCCTCGTCCAGCCAAAGCTTAATGGCAATCTTGCCCTCGATCTCAGCTTCCTTCGCCATCTCTTGATCAAGTTCGCCATCGAGGTCATTGAAGGACATGAAATCCTCGGCAAACTGGAGTTCGCGTTCAGCCTCGGCCCGCGTCTCTGTCGTATGCGTTACCTTGAGTCCTTCGCCTAGAATAAACGCAGCTCGTAAGTCGATTATGCTACGCGTCTGAAGCACGCCCCATTCGGCACGTCCGCAATACTTCTCGCTTATGGCAAATACCGCATCCTCATAGACTTGATAATCATTGCCGACGTAGGAGTGGGTCGTCTCTTGCAACGTCAGGATATCCTTAACCAAAAGTTCTTGGGTTTCCTTATATCTGGAGACTTGCCCGGTCAATTCGACGGTCTTATCCCGGAGTTCACGGACTTCGGCCTGAAGGACTTTGCTTTTGTTAAATATGCTCATTCCTTTTTACTCCGGGTAGACACTTCTCTTGATGCCGCTGATATACACGGCCCCAGCCGCCCGCATGTGCGTCATGATGGCGTAGCGGATGGCGTCCATAGCATGATCATCAAACTTCACGGGTTCGGGAAGCGTATTGCCGTTCTTGTCCTCGCGCCATTTGTACTTGCCGGCCTCGCGGATGATGTTCGTAGAGCCCTGAACGATGTGGATCTTCTGCGCCTTGAGGTATCCGATACCGGCCCTTACGCTGTCCGGACCTTTGTCGCATGCCCTGACGTTGAACCCGAATTCCGCTATCTCGCAAATACTCTTGGGATCGGCAGCATCGGCATAGATCGGTTCGTATTTACCAATACCGATATCTCGCATTTCGGAGGCAATGGCATGGTTAGTCAATCCGTTCCGATAGATAATCTCCTCGACCCAGAATTCATCGGCCCTTCGATAGACCTTTATGAATGCCGCCGGATTGACCGAGAAGCCAAAGTCGAGTCCGTTGAAGAACTCGTCATAGATCGTCGGCGCTGGCTGAACGTCCCAGTTATAAATCCTCCCCTTCGGCATAGCCCATAACCCAAGGCCGTAAATCGAATACATCGTCTCGTCTTGGGCCTTGAGTTCATTGAGGCGGAGTGCATAGGTTGCTCTCACCTCAGCTATCGGGTTATCCGCAATGGTCGAACGATGGACGAGAGCATCCGGGTTCACGTGGTCAAAGAACATCTCCTTGAGCCACGGCGCTTGAGCCTCGTCCGGATTAAAGCTCAGAATGATCTGATGGTATGCTGGGCCAGGTTCGCGCAAACGAAGATCAAGTTGAAGGAAATCATTCTTGGTAAAGTTGGTCGTTTCCTCAAGCCATTCGCCCGTTAGACCCTTGATTGACTTTATCTTCTCGGGATCATCTAGGCCGTCGAATAGTACCTCATTGAGTCTTCCGTCTGGCCCGATCCATGAAATGACTCGACTGGTTTTATTGAGATCATAGGCAACTTCGGTTTCGCGCAAGAGACAGCGGAAAACTTCAAGGACTGATTCCTGAACCCGTGAGCGCACCTTGCGAAGAATCAAGAAGCGATGACCGCCTTCTTTCTGGCAACGATAAAATATCTTCCGGGCAGCGAATTCCGTCTTGCCCGAACCCGCTCCACCGCATAGGACAAGATAGCGATGCCTATCTTCTAGGAGCGGCCAGAACGAAGGGGAAACAACAAGTTCGGCATTCTCTTTCATTTGCCATGACCATCGCCATCCCCATTTCCACCATCGCCATCTTGCGCATGGATGACTTTGATGATGAGTGCTTGGGGTTTGCCGGAAAGAGCTGGAGTATTGCCGAGCTGGAGATTTGAAGGCATGGTTCGGGAAAGCCATCCATAGAAGGTGATACGATTATGTTGGCTTGCGGCGATCCACTCAATAAGTCCCTTGAGTCCACCGATTTTGGGATCATTATAGGCGGCAAGACAATCCTGATAGAAAGATTCGCAGAGCTTAGACTTCGCCCCCCGGGGTCGCCCCTTGCTTGCCTTGTTTCCTTTTTTGAATTTCACGATTATTCTCGTTATCTAACGGCATGACGACGACCATAACGTTGGCATCACCACGATGAAGTCTATGTAAGACCTCCAAAACATCATTGGTCGGTAGGAATCGAAGTTTAAGTTCGCCTTCAATATCGTTGGAGAGGAGCGATTTGACGCTGATAAGTTTTATCTGGGCCGGAAAAGCGACCTTGTCAGACATGGATGATAATTACTTTAATAAGCGCATTCGTTATTAAAGGCTATCGGGTTTCGCTTTAATAGCCGTCTGGATTGCTAAACCGATTGCCTTGATAACCGCGTAAATTGTATAGACAATAATGACTAGGATGATCAAGGGAAGCAGGGCGACGCATACCACGCCAACAATGACCGCCCCGATGATTTGACACGTGCGCTTCATTCCTTCTCCTTCGTCATGATTTCTTATTCTCGTTTAGATTAGAAATATCTTTTTTTAATCTATTTAGTTGTCTGGACGTAGCGTCTTCAAAATCCCACTTCGCTCGCAACTTATGGTATGCGCTCAGTTTGTTCGTCAGGAACCGGATCTCCTCTATGGCGTATTTCTC